TCTGGCTTCGGCTGGGGCCTCTTTTCCTATTGCAGAGCCCACGCCTAAACTTGAAGTAACAGAAGAACTGCCGCTGTCTACCGATGGCAATAACAATCGACGCAACGGTGGGCGGCGCAAACGCCAATTCCTACCTGACGCTGGCAGCAGCGGAACTGATCATTGAAGGTTTCGTTCAAGACGATGACGTAACGGCTTGGGCTACTGCCACGACGGATCAGAAAAATCGGGCGCTGTATACGGCAACCCAACGTCTGGATCGTGAACGGTTCCTTGGGGCACGGGCTACTGACACCCAAGCCCTGCAATGGCCGCGTACTGGTGTTCGCAAGCCTGACACCTATATCAACACCTACGCCGTCGGCTTCCCGTTCCGCATCACCACGGACTATTACACCGACACGGAAATTCCCGATCAGATCAAAAAAGCCCAGTGCGTGCTGGCCACCTATCTGAACAACAACAAAGATGGGATGGGCTTGAGCGGGATGGAGGATTACAAGTCGGTCACCATCGGCAGCCTGAGCGTGGTTAACGCTGGTGCCAGTGCATCGGCCACCGGTGCTGATCGCCTCCCGCCGATCTATGAAAGGTATTTGACTGGACTTAGAATCAGTGGACCGGGCAACTTTGCCATTCGCCGTAGCTGACCATGGCCGACAACGACGCCTACAACATTGGCTTTGAGTACATCAGCGACACTGCGGCCCATACCGGTCGTTTCTGGAAGCTGTATGCCGTGGCCGACGCCGTGATCAGCACTGCAACGATCCAAAACGCCAGCGGCAATACCTTTAGTTCCGTTCCTTTGGGCAAGGGTGATCAGATCGAGGGTGTATTTACCAGCGTGACGCTGGCTAGTGGCAAAGTCATCGCCTACAAAATCTGATGTACTACGTCCTTCCCGGTGGCGGCGATGCTACCCCTAGCGGTGGTTTTAATATTCCGTCGCACGATTACATCGTGAACACCTACGACGGCGCCAACAACCTTTTGACGGCAACATATAAGCGTGGCGGTTCTAGTGGCAAAGTGGTGGCAACACTCACGATGACTTATGACGGAAACAATAATCTTTTGACCGTAACTCGGAGCTGAGCAATGGCTTTTAAGCTCAATCCGTTTACCAGTCAGCTTGATACCGTACGCAATCAAATGCTGTGGGGGTCGTTTTATGACACCACGGATCAGGTTGCAACGGCGGCAAATACTGATTATTCCATCGGTATAAATACAACAGACCCAGACAGTCGTGGGATCAGCATTGTTTCTGGTTCGCGGATTACCTTTTCTCGCGCTGGTGTTTACAGCATCACTTATTCAGCTCAATTTACAAATTCAGACTCGCAAATTCACGACATTAACGTTTGGCTGCGTAAAAACGACAGCGGCTCTAGCGGCAACGTAACAGCATCTGACAGCAAATTCAGCATCATTGCAAGCCACGGCGGCGTTGATGGCAACGTAATTGGCTGCGTGAATTATGTGCTCAAGCTTGCCGCTAACGATTATCTTGAATTGATTTGGTCAACAACTAACGTGGCAGCCAGTCTCCAGTCTTTACCTGCTGCCACTTCAGGCCCCGCTCATCCTTCCGTGCCTTGCATTATTGTCACGGCTGTTCAGGTCGCCTAATCTGTTTTCATGGCACTTGCAACCTCGCTTCGTAAAACTGCCAGCAAGGTCATCAACCGTTTTGGCGGTGATGTGACCTATCGCCAAGTCAGCGGCGGTGCGTACAACACGACGACCGGAGCGATCACCGAAACCGAAACCGATACTGCTATCAAAGGTGTTGTTGACGCTGTTCGCAAGCAAGAATTAAACGAGTTGGTTCACGAGCAAGATAAAAAACTGATCATTGCCGCATCTGACCTGACGATTACACCTAGCCTTTCTGATCGTGTTGTTATCAGCAGCATTGTGCATCAGATCGTAAAAATCAACGTCATCGAACAAGACAACATCGCCATTGCGGTTGAACTGTTCCTGAGGGCTTAACAATGGCTAGGCGCATCAGGCTCGATCAAATCGGTGATTACAGCGAGGAAAAGCTAGATCAACTGATGCGCGTGGTGGTGCTAGAAACTGACGGCCAGCTAAAGGCTCAAAGCCCTGTTGATACTGGTCGCTTCAGGGCAAGTTGGATCATTGGCGAAAACGGAACAGAAAGCAGTTATGACGCCGGCCCCGGCATTCGCACAACGCCACCGACGGCCAGCAATTACACGGTGGGACAAGAAAAGTTTGGCAACAACTATCACGTCCACAACACGTTGCCGTATGCCGAACCATTGGCTAACGGTCATTCGCGTCAAGCTCCCGCAGGTTGGATAGACATTATTGCCAGACAGATGACGGCTAGGGCGCGACAATTAGCTGATTCCATTGGAAGGCAAGACTGATGGCCGCCGTTAACCTCAACACAATTCGCTCCACGATTGAAGGTCGTCTGGCAACTGAGCTGGCTTTATCGCCGGCAATTCCGGTGGTTTTTCATAATCAGGCTTACAGCCCGCCCAACAATGGCACTTGGGTTCAGTGTCTGACCTCGTTTGGGAATAACAGCTTTCTGACGATGGGCGGCACAACCGGCAGCAGCAACAGCGTTATTGGCGTTGTAGTCATCAATATTTTTTCCGCCAAGGGCGTTGGACCCGGTGCCAACCTGACCGTTGGTAAAAGGATCCGCGATCTTTACAATAGAATCGTTGTAAGTGGGGTTCACTTTGATCCCCCAACAGGGCCCGAGGTGGTGGCTAACCCATCTCCAGAGGGTTTCTTCCAAACACAGGTCAGATTGACCTTTGAAACCTTTGAGGATCTGTAACCATGGCATTTTTCCGTGGACAGCAGGGCTCCGTCAAATTTGACGACGCGGGCTCATCTGCTGCAGCTATCACCAGCACCCGCTCGTGGTCTTTGACCGTTGAGAAAGAATCGCTGGACACCACCGCCCTTGGCGCTACCTACCGAGCAAATGTTGGCGGCCTGATTAGCGGCTCTGGCACTTGCGAGGTGCTGTATACCGCCAGCAGCGCAGACGAAACCAACGCCTTCATCGAAATGGTCAATACGGCCAACGATGAGGGTGCTGCTCTGTTTGAGCTGTATCTAGACACTACCGGCACCAAGAAAATCAGCTTTGATGGTGTTATCACCTCGGCTGAATACTCTGCCACTGTCGGTGAAATCGAAGTCATTACCCTGAACTTCGTGACCAACGGCGCCATCACTCTGGACATCTGATCATGGCTTTCTTTCGCGGCCAACAAGGCACCGTTTTCTTTGACAAAGCTGGTAGCGGCGGTCTTTCTGAGATTGCGGCTGTGCGCTCTTGGTCTATGACCGTTGAAAAGGAGTCGTACGACGTGTCTTCCCATGGCGCTACCTACCGCGCCAACGTTGGTGGTCTGATCAGCGGGTCGGGCACCATCGAAGTCATGTACGACGCTCCCGGCGCCGGCGACAAACTTGATCTGATCAAGGATGTGAACCAAGCCACGGACGAGGCCGATGCAGCCGTTGAGCTGTATTTGGACGAAACCGGCGGCAAAAAGATCACGGGCACCATCGTGGTGACGAGCACCGAATACAGTGCTACGGTTGGCGAGATCGAGATTGTTACCCTCAATTTCGTTTCTAGCGGAACCCTGACTCTGAGCATCTAATGCCCGCCGCAAATCAGCGCCCTGTTGATCTTCTCACCGGGGCGTTTGACCTGAACCAGCGTCGTCGGTTTGACATCAAAGGAGCCGATGGCGCTGTTGTCTTGTCGCTGTATTTCAAGCCGATTACCCGTGCTGACCGTAAGCGGGCAACGACTTTGGCGGGCAGCGAAGAGGCTCTGGAAATTAGCACGCAAATGCTGTGCCAGATGGCTGAGCTTGAGGATGGCACCAAGGCCTTTGCCGCTGCCGACGCCGCCAAGCTGCAACGCGAACTGCCTGAATCGGTGCTGAACGAACTGGAGCTGTTCCTGTTTGGCCTTGGCAGCCCTGACAGCATTGATGAAGCAAAAAACGGTTAGAGGAAGACTCTTGGCTGTTCTTTGAGTTCTTCCTGGCTACCGAACTGGGTAAAACGGTTAGCGAACTGCGTGGTCAGTTGACCGAGGCTGAATTTGTGATGTTCGCTGCCTACTACGAGGTCAAGGCAAAGCGCGAAAGAGAGGAAATGGATAAGGCCAAGGCAAAAGCACGACGATAGACTGCTAGCAGGGATGGCGTGCGTCAGTGCAAACGGTTCTTCAACTTATTGTTGATGCCACCAAGGCGGTTAACCCACTAGACCAAGCGGATCGTGCCGCCAAAAAATTAAAGGCAACATTTAAGGGCGTTCAATCTGTAACTGGTCAAGTTGGATCGGCATTTGGTCAAGCTGGTGCCGCAGCATCCCAAGCCGCGAGAAAAGTTAGTCAATTCGGGGACGAATCCCAGAAGGCAAGCAAGCAAGCAAAGCAATTAGCTGAAGCAGTTAGGGGAATTGGTGCTGGCTTTGCGATTGGTGCGACAGTTCAGGCAATTAATAGTTTGGCAACAAGTTATACCCAGTTCCAACGCTTAGGCTCGGCAATCAATGTCACCGTTGGCAGTGCAAATGCTTTTCAGGCTGCCCTGTCCAGTGTTTATAAAGTTCAAGCCCTAACTGGCGAAAGCACCACCGAATTGTCGCGCCGTCTGACTGGCTTGTTGGTGGCAGCTAAGGGTACTGCGTTTGAAGGGGCTAAAGCAGCTCAAACCTTTGAGCAATTACAGATGCTGACGGTTGCCTTTGGTGGCAATGCGTATCAAGCGGAAAAAGCTGTGTATGCCCTGCAGCAGATGATGAGCAAGGGTAAAGTCAGTGCCGAGGAACTTCGTGGACAGCTTGGTGATGCCTTGCCCGGCGCCCTTGAATTGTTCCGTCAAGCCTATAAGGGTGGAAGTGTTAGCGCCGCAGAGTTCAACAAATTAATTGACGATGGCAAGCTAACCATTAATGATTTCATAGGAATCAATGATGTATTGAAGGCAAAATTAGATGCTCTGTATGGAACTGGTTTTGGTGATTATCTAACCAAACAGGCTGAGTTTAATCAGCAGTTGGATCGCTTAAAACTTATTAGTGGCGCTTTGGCGGCGGTAATTGGCTCCAAGGTTTTGCCTAAAGTTACTGAATTGATTAAAAAAGTTGCGGCGGCACCACCTGATTTAATCGCATTTGCTGCTGCATTTACAAGTATTGCGGCTGCAATTATTGCTGCTGTTGCTGCGCTTGCGGTATTTAATACGGCTTTGGCGGCAAGTGGTATCGCGGCTGGTGCCAAAAAGCTTGGCGGCTTATTTGCTGCTGGTATGGCAGGCCCTCCAATAGTCAAAGGTTTTACGTTGGCCGCTGCCGCTGCTGTTGGTGCCGGTGGTGTTATGGGCATCAACAAATTGAAAGATGATTTTGAAAACGCTGTAAAAGATATGCAAAAAATGCTGGCTAATGTCGGCAAATTTCAGTTACCCGATGGTGGTGGTGATCCAAGAACTCTGAATAATCTCAAAGATCAGACCAAGGAACGCCGTAAATCTTTTAGGGAAATTGTTGGCGCTCAAAATGCCGACATCGTTAGATCAGTTATCCAAGCAAGGCTTAATGATAACCAGCAACAAATTAATGATGCGATTAAATCTGGCAATTCAGAGCTTCAAAGAAGGCTGGAAACGGAACGCAAATTTATTGATATTGACGGTCGGCGTGAGGCCTTAATTACGCTGATCAACCTTGGCGGCGCCAAGCAAAACAAACTGAGTAAAACATCGGTTGAGTATGCAACGCTTGCAAAAGGAATTGCCGAATCGCAAGGCGAATTGGAATTACTCAATCAAGAGCGCAAAGGCATTGCATTGGGCTTGTCTCAGGATCAATTACTTGTAGAACAAAGCATTAATGAATTAATTAAAGAGCGTTTGGATCTAAGCGGCGCAACATTTACGGATGATCCTATTCGGTCGCTGACCGATCAAACTATTCCCGACGCAATCAAATCGCTCAACGAAGAGCTAACAAAACTCCTTAATCCTTCGTTTCAAATTGTCGAAGCTGTCAACAGCATTGGGGACGCTTTTTCCAACTCATTCAAGGAAATTATCAATGGAACCTCCTCTGCCCAAGAGGCATTGGCCGGTTTCTTCAGGTCTATCGCTAATAATTTCTTGGACATGGCGGCGGAGATTATTACTGCAGCCATCAAAATGCAGTCCCTGCAGATTATTCAATCTTTGTTCCCTCAGCTAAGCGGCTTTAGGTTTGGCGTTGGCGGCGCGCCCCCTGCTGGCCTTGGCGGCGCTGGTGGATTGTTTGTGCCCGGTATCTTGCCGGGAATTGGCGGCCCCGGTAGCGCAGCTTTAGTCGGCGCCCGTGCTGGCGGCGGTTCCGTGATGGCTGGTCAGGGTTATTTGGTCGGTGAACGCGGCCCTGAACTGTTCATGCCGGGTCGCAGTGGCGGTATTGCCCCTACAGGCTCTTTTGGCGGTGCTGGCAATATTGTGGTGAATGTTGACGCGAATGGCTCTAACGTGCAGGGCGACGGCGCACAAGCCAATGCACTCGGTAAGGCCATTGGTATTGCCGTTCAGCAAGAATTGATCAAACAGAAGCGTCCCGGAGGCTTGCTTGCCTAATGGCTACCTTCCCTGCTATTACCGCCACCTACGGCGCTCAAAAGAACAACCGTCCCAACGTCCGTACGGTGCAGTTTGGTGACGGCTACCAGCAGCGTCTGAGCTATGGGTTAAACCAAAATCCAAAGAGCTGGGATCTGACGTGGCAGAACATCACCGAAACAAACGCTGACACCATCGAAACCTTCCTGAATAACCGCGCCGCTGATAATGCCAGCTTTGATTGGACACCACCTGACGAGGCAACGTCGTACAAGTGGGTTTGCCCGCAATGGAATAAAACCATCACGTACAACAACCGCGCCACTATTACAGCTACGTTCCAGCAAGTATTTGAACCCTGATGGCGTACTCGGCTTGGGCTAGTTCAACTGCATACGTTGTTGGCGATATTGTCCGCGCTAGCAGCCTGCAGGCGTCCGGTCTTGTCTTCCAATGCACCACGGCTGGCACCAGCTCCAGCACTCAACCCACGTGGCCAACCGACATTGGCAGCACCATCACCGATGGCACGGTTGTCTGGACGGCGATTAGCAGCGTCTACGAGGAGCTGGCCGCACTGGCACCGAGCGCCATCATCGAACTGTTTGAGATGACGCTGGACACCACCCTGCACGGCAGCAGCGACACCTATCGCTGGCACAACGGCTGCAACGCCAACGTCAGCGGCAACATTACATGGAACGGCAACGCCTATGTCCGCCTGCCCGTTAAGGCTGAAGGCTTTGAATACACCAACACCGGCACATTGCCACGCCCCACGCTGACCATCAGCAACTTGGACGGCACCATGACCACACTGCTGTTGCTGGTCAACGCCACTACGCCCGGTAACGACCTCGGTGGCGCCACGGTTAAGCGGATCCGCACCCTAAAGAAATACCTTGACGGCGAGACTGCAGCAGATCCCCACGCCAAATTTCCCGACGAGATCTGGTACGTGGACCGAAAAGCAAGCGAAAACCGCGACTCGGTGAGCTTTGAGTTGGCAAGCAAATTTGACCTCGCTGGCGTGATGATTCCCAAGCGCCAAATCATTGCCAACATCTGCCAGTGGAAATACCGCAGCACTGAATGCGGCTACACCGGCAGCATTTACTTTGACGCCAATGACAACAACGTGGCAACGCTGGCGGCTGATGTATGCGGCAAGCGAGTTTCAAGCTGCAATGCCCGCTTTGGGCAGTTTGTCCGTACCGGAACTGTTACCAATGGAAGCAATCAACTGATTGTTAGTGGCGCAACTTTTGGCGTTGAAATTGGCGCTTCCGTAAAAGGCTTTGGCGTCCCGAGCGGCACAACTGTATCTGCCGTCAGCGGTACAACGGTGACCATGAGCGCCAATGCCACGGCGACCACATCAATTACAAAGACCGGAACAATTCAAAGCAACCGCATTGATCTGATTGTTAGCAATACAACCGGACTTGCGATTGGCATGAAGGTTAGCGGACCAAATGTGCCGCCGAATGCAACGATCCTTTCAATCTCTGGAACGACGCTAACCCTTGGTCAACCTTGGGATCTGTGGGACACCCTGACCGCTGTTGGCACCAAATCAGGCAATTTGGTTCCTCAATATACGCGTGTAACTGTTTACCGTTCAGTCCTAGTTAGAGGTTCACCCAGTTACTACAGAAATGTTCCTGTAGGTTATGAAAATAGAGTTGAACCGTATACAAGCCAGATGAATGTGACCAATGTGTCATCGCTTGCGGTTGGTCAATATGTGACTGGTCCGGGTATTCCCAAAAGCGCCAAGGCTCAAATCTCTTCAATCAGCGGCAATAACGTCTACCTGAACTACTCGGCGCCTAACTCTGGCAGCACCTACAACAACTACGACTTTTACCAAATTCCAACTTTTACCTCGCAAACCTACTCCTTCGTCGCCCCTGATCAGAACTACACGTTTAGGGACGTTGCGGTTTTGCCATTCGGTTCCTTCCCTAGCGCAGGCTTGACCCAATGAAGTTATCCGAAGCCGTACAGGCTGCTGCACTGGAACACGCCAAGGCTGAGTTCCCCAAAGAATCCTGCGGGCTGGTGGCGGTGGTCAAAGGTCGAAAACGGTATTTCCCCTGCCGCAATATGGCCGAAACGCCAGACGAACATTTTGTGCTGGACCCCGCCGACTACGTTGCCGCCGAAGACCAAGGCGAAATTGTGGCGGTGGTGCATAGCCACCCCAAGACCAACCCAGTCCCATCTCAGGCCGACCGTGTTGCCTGCGAAAAATCCGGTTTGCCGTGGCACATCGTCAATCCCCAGACCGAACAGTGGGGCTATTGCGAGCCAGAAGGCTTTGAACTGCCCTACGTGGGGCGCGAGTTCGTCTTTGGCGTGGTGGACTGCTACACGCTTTGCAGGGACTGGTACAACCGCGAATTTGGGCTGAACCTTCGCGACTACGACCGCCGCGACGAGTTTTGGCTGCGGGGTGAGAATTTATACCTAGACAACTTCGCCAACGAAGGCTTTTACCCCATCCCGTTGGAGGAACTG